CAGACTACTAGGCAGCAGCCCACCCAGCCCACTTGAACCCTTCTTTGATAAGGTCTTCAAGCATCCCCTCTGGGAAGCTTCGTGTTTGCCCAGCAATGACGAACACCTCTGCGTTATCTACTTCGCATTCGTAGGCTTTGGGCCCTGGCCAATGTAGCCTTACCCAGTGCTCACCTTTCACATTTGGACGGTTGGGATACTTATTTGAGTCAGCTTTCTTGAATGCCATTCCGTTTCCTTGGCAAGGTGCCTAGCCCAACGGCGCGGCCTGGGGTAAACCGCGCAGCTAGGCTCTGGCATGTGTTCACGCGTCATACGGGGCATCTGCATTGGCTACATCTTCACCATTGGCTACATCTTCACCGTGGCATCAGTCGTCCCCGCCCGGCGTACATATCCGCATCACGGACCAGAACGCGCCGAACACGACCGCGGCGCCGAAGATGGCACCCACGCCGAACGCCCACACCAGCTGCAGCTCAGCCATCGTCGGCTAGCCTATTGGTGTCTCCAAGAGATAGCCTGTGTCATTGGCGATGACAAGCTCTACCTCCTGCATTGAGACCTTGTTGTAGAATACGCCGGCAGTACCTTTGGTACCGTCAAACCACTGAGTTGTGGTTACACCGTCTACCGGTGTGCCAACGTTAGGAACGCCAGCCATAGCCCAGCGAAGGATAGCACAGAAAAAGGCGTTCTTGGTTGTGGCAGCGCCAACAGGGACACGAAGCATAAACCATACATCTGGCCAGATACGTGAGTAGGTAGCTGTCTGTGCCTCGTTGCCGGTAGCTTCACGCCCCTCGCCGATGACGTACTGGTCTGCGCGAATGTACTGAGCAATCATGTCAGGCGTAGCCAATCCAGGACTTGAACCATTGTATTGGAACAGTCCAAGAATCTGCGGATGGCGCGATAGCACATGATACACGTCGAGAGAGCTACCGGTCACTATCTTGGTAGGCCCAACACCCTCCCAGAGAGCAGCGCGTGCATCCTGCATGTTCTTGATAGGATTACCGCCGCCGGCGCTATCCCAGCGATTAGGTGCAGTGAGAGCACTGGTATTACCGGAGGCGTAGTTACTCGAAGTGGTAACCAGTGTTCTGACACGTCTCTCTTTCGCCAAATCGAGCTGCTGCAATACAGTATCTTGGTCTGTGGCAAGAACGTCATACGGGGCATCTGCATTGGCTACGTCTTCACCATAGGACTTAGCCTTCAAGCCACGTCCCTTGGTCCTGAATAGTCTGTCTTCAACGTCCCACTCAACCTCGTTAGCGTCTCCACCTGGCGCAAGCTCATCGTCCGGAGCTTGCATAGCGTTACGCTTCGACCATTCCGGGATAGCGTCTGTTTGCTTTTGCACCGGAACGATTGGGCATAGAATTGACCAGATATGCGCAGGGTTGGCATAGGCAACACTGAGATTGGTCAGCAGCTGGTCATGGTGCAGGTTGCTATTGGTAATAACTCCCTTTTGGCGCTGCCCGGCAAAGTCCTTGTACCAATCCTGTGAACGTAGCACAGAGGCAACATTCTTCTTGGTACCTTTGCCACGAGCGAGGCCCTTCAATACAGCGAGCTTATGGCGGTAGATCTCTGCCTGTCGCTCAGCTGCATGGTTATTGGTATACCTTGCAAGAAGGTTACCAGCGTTGCTAGGAAGTCCGCGCCTCCCCATACCACTGGAAACCAGCTCTCCAATCTCTGCCATCTGCTTGTCAGACAGTTGGATATACTCCTGGCCGGTATCGGGATGTCTTTCGATTCCACCTTGGATATGCATGTTACGTTTTCCTGTTATGCTCAAGATTGCAGGACTGGTTATGTGCTCACACGGTTGCCTATGGCTTGCATCATTCCGATAGTGTCACCCACAACACCAGTCTGCATGAATACACCATAGATGTTGTTTTCAGTAGCGCCACCAGCGGCCTGCGCCGGAGCGTCCGTCATCCCATCGAAGCTACCGCTAAACACGGCCTTCTTTCCCCTTGTTGCGCCACCTGTCCCAACAGTGACGCGAATAACAGGACCGGCCAAGTTCACCGCAACCTGACCAGGGCCAGTCATGTCTCGGTCGAAAAACCCGAACGCCTCATCAGTATCAGCTGATGCGTTCTTGGCTTCGTTCGCGGTACCATGCCAGACGGCAGGGTAACCCCTTGTGGCAGTCTGTCCGGTCGGAATGAAGACTGACCATTGGGTGAGATTGTCAGTAAGCTGAATAGCTGTGCTCATTGCTCTACTCCTATACTTTCACGATAGGCTAAGCCGACTAGCAGCCTGCTTCGTTGTCGAGAGCAGCGCTTGCGCCCGCTCCGTCATCGTCTATTGCGGTATGACTGTTTCCAGCGTTTGGATCGTAGTCATTGCCAGCGCTGCGCTCTAGGTGAGTCATTGGCCTACGCTGCTCAATCATCCTTGTGAATAGCTCAAGATTGGTACGACGTAGCTCCAAAAACGAAGCCTTCTCAGATGGGGCGATCTTGACACTAACCAAAGCGTCAACCTCTGCCTCGGTCTCAGCGTCGCTCTTTGCCTTCTCAGCTTTGGCGATTGACTTCTCAGCCGTCTCAGCTCTGGCAATCGCAGCGTCTCGCTCTGTTACGAGCTGCTCGTTTTGGGCCTTGTAGACCTTGACCTCATCGAGTGCCTTTGCCTTCTCCGCTTTGGCGGTCTCCAGCGCGGCTTTCGTCTCCTCTAGTGCCTTGTCTGACATGTCCGCTCCTTCTTGGTTGTCGTCACCGCCGCGCACTGGCGACGTAGAATCTTGTAGCTCGTATGGCTCTGACCGTCCAACTATGGGAACGTTGTCAAGATGAGCTTTTATATATGCCTTCTGCTCTGCTAAGGCTTCAGGGTTTGACCCTATAGGTGTAGCACTTACCTCTAGTAACAGATTGTCACTAAGGATGAATATTTCCCTATCGTCCCTTATCTCTCGTCTAACATCGCGCGGGCGAAAGCCCACTGACACTGCACGTTGAACACCCTCAGCAAAGAGCAGCAATATACTATTGGCATGCTCATTAGCTTCCTTGGAAGCCATGATTATGTCAAGCTTCAACGCTGCGTCTGATGTCCCGGCGTTCTCAACTCGCCAGTTTTCACCCCTGCCGATAGGCAGGGTGTTAGCTTGCCCGTATCGGTTATGGTTCCAGAGGATGACAGGATTGAGAGCAAAGCGGCTAAAGTCCCAAACCTGCTCAACAATCTCATCATGACCGTCTATCGCTTCGGTTGACGCAACAACAGGCACGCGACGATTCTTGACATCGATTGCCTTAGTATCAACTAGCAGGTCTTTGCGAAAGATAGCAGACATTGTTATGCTTTTTCGTAGAACTCTGTACACGCTTTGCATTCGTCACACTCACCGCATTCACCCCTTGGCTCGCAGTGCTTATGACAGACGTTCGCAACCGTAGACTGCACCTTGAACTGTGCAATTACCACCAAGATTGTGCTCTTGATTGTATTGTGGAGTCTTCTTGAAGCGAATCAGCTTGCCATTGTCGTCAAGCTCAGCACACAAGTATCCCCATCCCTTGCTGTCTTTGCCTAGGATACCATTGAGAATACCAAGCAGTCCTACAGTACATTCGCCACTTTCGTCTTGACCTACCTGGCAAGTAGGGTGCTCCGCTAGCTCATCGTTACACGTTACCCTTGTCTCAATAAGCCGCATCACAGCATCACTGTCAGCTTCAGCCATTGAGTTGAGCCGCTCAATGATAATATCAGCGCTTAGCTTCATGGCTGTCCTTCTTCACTACCAATCCGCCTCTTAGACCACGATTAGTGTCCCATGTGTATCCAGGTGGATACAACGGATGAGCATCAACAGGCAGAAACATTGCTCGGTGAGTATACGGAACAGGGCTAGCAACGCTACTCCGTTTCGCTGTCGTCGTCGTCGCTTTCGTCTCCGCTGTCGTCATCGTCTTGCTCCGGTTGCTCTCCGGTAAAGGTACTGCCACCTAGCAAAGCACTACCCTTCTTAGGGATAGGAATACCTAGCTTATCATTGGGCCACATGAGCGGTATTTGAACATCTGCCTTAGTAAGCTTTACCAAGCCATCAGAAAAGGTTGCCAGGTCAAGAGCGTCATCGGTATTGAACAGAAGTAAGGGCAGCGGCGTTTCCGGTCCCTTGTTGAGCCACACTATCCAGCGGATAAGGTCTCGCAGTAGCGTCGCAGCTTGACCGATAGCGTCATACTCACGAACGTCCTTTCTGACCTCATTATGCACTACGCCCAAAGACCTAGCGCCGCGTTCGCCAGCTTCCATTGTGAGCGTTTCACCGAGCACAGCCTTAGCCATCTCGGCACCCATAAAGTCAGCTAGGAGCTTATGTACCCCTTTCGACCCATCTGATACGTTGAAGCTCTTAAGGTCAATCTCCATGTCACTGCTGATAACGGCAATGCCACTTGATGTCATACGCCGAAGAACGTCAGTGAGCTGCTCCCTGTCTGTCTTACCAGCTGGCGCTGCTTTACCAGTGCGACCATGCTTATACTTACCTACACGCCATGGCTTATAGGTTAGCTCGCCGAAAGCAATCCAATCTGAGATTGCCCAGTTGCGAAACAGTGCAGCCCATACAAGACAGCGGGCCAAGCCCTCTCTAACTCTGACGTCTCCGTTAACCCTAGGTAAGTGAGTGATAAACTCGCCAGGTTTATCAGCTG